CAAAGAGCAGCAGGCCGAGACCGTGGCGCAGAACACCAACATCAGCGTGGACGCAACGCTTGGGCAAGTCGCCCCTCAGCTTGCTCCCGATGCCGGCGCCGTGCCTGGCGCAGCCCCACCCCCACCCGGAGCCATGAATGGCCAAGCCCTCCCCGGCATCCCCGCCCCCGGCGGCACCCCGCCCCTCAACACCGGCGCCGCCCCCGGCATCGCCTAGCCAGCAATCGGGCATCGTGCCCGGCTCGGTCGCGGCCAAGATCCACGCCCACGCGGAGGACGCAGCAGCGCAGCCGCAACCGAAGGACATCAAGCGCGAGGCCAACGAGCGGAAGAACGCGGCCATCAAGGCGCGCATCGATGCTCACAAGACGGCAGCGGTGGAAGGCGCGGGGGTGGCAGAGAGCGCAGACCCAAAAGGGAAGCCGTCACCTACTCCCAAGGTGGCATCAGAGCCCGCTGGGAAGTCTGGCCAGGACGCTTCCTCGAAGTCGACGTCCACGAATGGGAAAGGCTCAGCGAGCACGAGCGCCGAATCATCGTCAGGCGAGCAGGCTGCCGAGGAAACCCCCGCTGAGAAGGCCGAGCGTGAGAAGCGCTACGACGTCAAGAGCATCCGGGACTGGGCCCGTAAGCACCCCGAGGAAGCGGCCGAGGTGGCCAAGCAAGTCTTCCACGTGGACGGCGATCTCAGTTCCGAGTGGATCCGGGTGCAGAACAAGTTCCGCAAGCGACAGACCGCCTTGGAAGAGCGCGAGCGCGAGATCACCGCCCGCATCGACGCGCACGAGAAGGAGTCGAAGGAGACCCTCGACGCGCTCGACCCGATCGCCAACCTATTTCAAGCCGTGAATCCCGACCGCGGGCAGGACGGGGCCAAGTTCGATCCGAAGAAGATCGACTTTGACGCGGCAGACCAGGCCTTTCAGGACCTGACCGGGGTCGCAATCGACGAGTACATGCGGCACCGGGCTCGAAAGGGCGTAGCCATCAGCCCCGAGGCGCGCGCACTCAAACTCGAGAACGAGCAACTGAAGAAGAAGCTCGAGAAGGCCGCCCCCGAGGAAGCGAAGGACGACAAGCCGAAGGCCAAGGCAGAGCCCGAGACGGCGTCGAACAAGTGGGAGAGCGACATCCCCGAAGAGCACGCGCTACGGCAGTTTGCGGGCTGGCAGAAGGAACTGTCCAAGGCCATGGCGCCCTATCACGATCCGGTGATGGACGAGTACTCGAAAGACCCAGAGGTCGTTGCCGACGCATTGCTCCTGCGCAAGGTGAAGGAGTTCGAACTCGAGGAGCCCGAGGTCGAGGTCAAACCGAAGCCCAAGCCAGTAGCAGCGCGCGCGCCAGCTCCCGCACCGAAGCCCAAGGCCCCGGCACTCGACGAGCTCATTCCGTCGGACGCCTACGCCTACCGCAAGCCCGCGCCCAAGAACGGGCATGAGACCGAGCCCGCCGTGCCCGGAGACTTCGCGTCCCGCAAGCGCAAGGCCATGGAGCGCCACACCGCACGCATGCGGGGGGAGTTGGTCGATGACTGACATCCGCTCGCGGCATCCGTTCCCAGACATCGAGGAGCGCGCCCCGCTGGCCACCGTCGAAGTGGGCTGGATCCTGAGCGAGGCCGCGCATCGAGCGTCGACCGCTACCCGACCGATCATGCAGACCGTCGTCCATCCCGCGCAGTACGAGCGCATCCGCGAGGAACTCGAGACTCGCCACGAGCGCCGCAAGGGCGTCGCCACCTTCACCCCGCACGCGGACCTGCCCGAAGGTCCTGGCCTCCGACGCCGCCTCGTGAAACAACGCCAGCGCCCCGGCGCGCTCGATGTGGAACTGCGCCGGCTGCAGAAGGCCCAGCTCCGCGCGAAAGGAATCCGATGCAAAAGCCCATGATGGATCTCGAGGGTCTCATCCCTCAGCACTCGGTGGTGAGCGAGGCCGAGAACGCCACGCGCGCCTTTCACGCCGTGCGCAAGGTGGTCAAAGAGCAGGGCCAGGTGATGTCCGCGGCCCTGGAAAACAACGCGAGCCTCTGGGAGACGAACAAGCGCCTCCGGAGGGACATCGAGCTCACCCGCGAGACAGCCCAGCGCCTCGAGCGCGAGAGGAACCACTTCAAGAGCCTGCTCGACGCGATCCCCGTCGAGATGCAGGAGCGGCTGTTGCTCTTGGGCGAAAACAACGACGTCAAGCGCGAGAATGAGGACCTGCGCACGGCCAACCGCGAGCTCCGGGAGATGCTGATCCGCACGGTCACCCCCGAGCTCGACACCGAGCAGCGCCAACAGAAGCTCGAGCAGATGAAGCGCCAGCAGGAGGAGTTGCTCGCGACGGGCCTGGTACCTACACCGGAGGAATTGGCCGAGCGGGATCGCTTGCTCGCGCTTGACACGGCCGGCCCCGTAGTTCAGCATTGACACACCTGCCGGGAGCTGACCCCGGAGCGCCATTCGGGGCAATCCCTCCCGAGTAACCCGCGCCCGGGTAGGCCCTTTGGGGCAGAGGCGAGCGACACCACGGCATGAACGTGGCCCTCACCTCTGACCTGCGAAGGGCACACCCTTGTCCAAATTCCTCGATGCGTTCGCGCACGACCTATTCCCCGATGAGCGCTCGTTCCAAGCGTTCTCCTTCGTCAAGCGGCCCGTGCTCGCGAAGATGGAGCAGAAGGTCCACAACAGCGTGGGCGCCACCTGGAGTTACCCCTGCCTCGTGCAGGCCTCCATCGCGCAGGGCACCACGCGTGCCGGCGTGCAGGAGATGGCAGCCCAGGCCAACGACATCGCCAACTTCGACGGCGAGCAGTTCCAACTGGGCTACTTCCCGCCCGGGTACAAGGGAGGGTTCCTCATCAGCGAGTTCGACATGGCGCTCACCGAGAGCGCGGGAGGCGTGCCCGACGGCGCCTACATGGAGAACTTCGCGATCAAGATGCAGGAGCAGCCGAAGGAGTTTGGCCAGCGCCAAGAGCGCTACTTCATCGGCAAGAGCGGCAAGAGCCTGGCGCTCACCACGGCCAACGGCGTCTCGGCCACCATCACCACCACGAACTTCACCACCGGTCGCATCCAGTTAGCCGATCCGCTGCAGATTGGCGCCTTCCGCCACGCGCAGATCCTGAACGCCTCGACCAGTGACGCATCTACGCCGTCCTCCGCGGCGCTGCTCGGCTCGGGTGACGACCAGAAGATCTACATCCGCGGGCTCGACATCGACAATGGGCGCCTGTACGTCTCGGCGACCTCGGGCGGCACCGTGGGCCACGCGGCGATGGCTGCAGCGGCGGGCACGAGCGCGGTGTACCTCTTCAACTACACCGATTTCCAAGGCAGCTCCGGCTACACGCCGAACGTCATGCCGCCCTCGGTGCAGGACTTCATCCCGAGCACGGCGTTTGACCCGAGCAATGCGATCTACTCGACCAGCTTCAACGGCGTGACGCGGTCCCGAGACTCTCGCCTTGCCGGTTGGCGCCTTCCAGTGGTTGCCGGCGAGGCCCTGGACACGGTCATCCTCCGGGCGCTCGAGCGTGCCTACCAGCTGCACGGGGTGGATGGGACCTACTCGGTCATCATGAGCCCCCAGCGCTGGACGCAGCTCTTTCAGATCGGCACCTCACGCGGCTACCGGCTGCTCACCGGGGAGACCGCGACCATCGGCTACAAGTACATCGAGCTCGTCTGGGGCGAGATGCGGGCGGAGTGCCTGCCGTGCCCCAGCATGGCATCGGGAGACTTGTTCTTCCTGAAAATGGAGGACGACGGCTGGTGCGTGCGCTCGCTCGGCGGGTGGCCCGAGATCATGAAGGGTGACGGCCTGAAGATGCTCCGGCTCTCGGCGGACGACCTCTACGAGCTGCGCACCCGGGCGTTCTTCCACTTTGGCGTCCGAGGCATCAACCAGAACGGCCGCGCAGACATCAGCGGCATCGGCACCACCTAATGAGCAGCAGCGCCGCGCGCATCCTCGCCCAAAGCGTGGGCAACCTGCTCAATGGCTTTCCCGGCTGGCGTCAGCCGGTGCACTGCCGCGCTCAGGCCACCGTCGGGGCCACGGGCGCGGTCACGATGGTCGCGGCCAAGACGACGCCGGGCCTGGCCATCACCCGCTCGACCACGGGCGTCTACGACCTCACGTTTCCGCCCTGCCGAGACGCCACGGCCTTCGTCTTCAACATCCGCACGGCCGCCCCCGAGACCGCGTCGAACATCTACTACGCCGTGATTGAGGAAGACGACACGGTCACGCTCGCGTCCCTCGGGACCGTGCGCTTTCGCAGTGTCGCGGCCGACGATGGGGTCGACGAGGACGGCGAGGACGGCAGCCGGATCGACATCACCTTTTGGGCCGACCTCGGCTGAACGGAAACCACCATGGGAACAGCAGCAGTCGTAACCAATAGCCTCATCGGCAGCCTCGACATGAACGTCATCGATGGTGGCCCGGCTACCATCCTCAACCAGGCCATCAACAACGATCCGGAGGCCCTCCGGAGGCTCGCCGACACCTACACGTTCCAGGTCGCCGCCGAGACCAGTTCCAACAACGACCCGGTCACGGTGGTGAACCTCAACACGCAGGGCCTGACCTGGGTGGGCGACAACAACTTCCGCAACATCACCACCAAGGCCTGGTGGAGGAACGTCGCGGGGACCACCTTCGGCTATTCGGAGAACGTCACGACCGTGAAGGGCTCGGCGGCAGGGACCACCCCCGTGCTCAGCGTCGCGGGCCTACAGACCATCGCCAACGATCGCACCTACCGTGTGCGCAACATGATGACCACGACCAACGTGACGCCGGTGTTCCCCATCGCGGCCACGCAAATCTCGAGCGCCTCGGTGGTCGTGCGCTGCCAGGGAGCGGTGGCGGGTCAGGATCTTCGTTGGCTCGTAGAGGTGGACGTGGGCCCGCTGAAGGTTGTACCCGTAGCCGTTACATGATCGTCTCCACCACGCTCGCTGGCCCGGGTGCAGAGCAGACCCTCGGGGATGCCCTCCGCTCGGCAGCGCCGCTGGTGGACGGCTTTCTAGTCATCTTCTCGGGGTGCGATCCGGAGGCCGTGGCCAGCCTGGCGCAGCAGATCGCGGTCGAGACGGGCAAGACCCTCGCCTTGCAGCACCTCGCCTGGCCTGACGACTACGGCAAGGCGCGCAACTTCGCGCTCGAGGCAGCGGAGACTCTCGGCGCGGGCTGGGCCTGCACGCTCGACTGCGACGAGCGCCTGCAGATCGACCCGTCCGAACTCTCGGCGCTCGCGATGCCGGAGTTCGACGTCATTTGCGTGCACGACCGGGATCTGCTCTATCAAAAGCCGCGCTTCATCCGGTGCGGGGTCGGGGCCCGTTGGTACGGCATCGTCCATGAGCGCCTGACGGCTCCGGGTCAACAGGGCAGCATCCCGGGGTGCTTCTGGGAGCTCCCGAAGAACGCGTTGTCGGAGGAGAAGCGCTGGCAGCGCGGGCTGATTGCCGTGCCGAAGATGCTTGCAGAGCGCGAGTGCCCGAGTCTTCGGCGGCACTACGCCGAATGCCTGCTCTCGGCCGGCAGGGACGACGAGGCACGCGAGCAGTTTGCGCAGGTCCTGGAAGCCCCAGGGACGCCGCTCTACGAGCAGACCTGGTGCCAGTACCGGTTGGCGGAGTTCGCCGCGGTGGCAGGGCGCTACGAGGTCGCCCGGGGCATCGCGGCCAAGGCCCTGGCAAAGGATCCGGGGTTCATCCAAGAGCTCGGCTGGGTCATGGCGCACTGCGCGGCCAAGCTCCGGGAGTTCCAGACGGCGGCCTTGTGGGCAGACTACGCCTTGCGGGCCCCCATCGACTACAGCCGGGGCGGCCACCGGGGCTCGACCTGGCGCAGGGGCTGTGAGGAGCTCCTCTCTCGCATCCAGGAGGCGGCCGAGCGACAGGGCAAGCCCGTGGCGTTCGGTCCCGAGCACTTCGCGGCGCGGCGCGAGTACGCGGAGGAGTACCGGGAGCTGGCGCGCTCGCTGGTCCAGACGCTGTCTTTCGCGAGCCACCTCGACTTGGGCGCCGGCAACGGACTGCTGGTCGAGGCCATGACCCTCGAGCAAGTGGTCTCATGCGGCATCGAGGCGAGCACCGAGGCCGAGGCGCAGACCACCGAAAGCGTCGCGGCCCGCATTCGCTACGGACTCGGCGTCGAGAACTGGGCTCCGGGCGAGATGACCTGTGACCTCGTCTCCTGCGTCGAAGTGCTCGAGCACCTGCCCGAATCCCAAGCCACCGAAGCCGTCGCGACCATCTGCGCCCGGTCGAGCCGCTACGTCTACTTCAGCGCGGCCCAACCGGGTCAGGGCGGCATCGGGCACGTGAACGAGCAGCCCGAGAGCTACTGGATCGGCAAGTTCCTGGGGCAGGGCATGAGCCTCGACACCGAGGCGACCGAGACCCTGCGCAAAAAGCTTCAGCCGCTCGAGCGCTGCTGGTGGCTCGCCCGAAACGCGCTCATCTTCCGGAGGATCGACTAATGGGCGGCTCGAATCAAATGCTCGAGGCGGGGAACATCTCCGTCTCGTCTCCCTACTGGATCAGCGGCAAGACGGGCACGCTCACGGCACGCGCTGCCGGCGACAAGATCGCATGCCTGGTGAACTTCGGGATGATCCCGGAGCAGGACCCGCTCGGCACGCTGAAGAACACGCCCATCAACGTCAGCCAGGTGCGACTGAAGTACGTGCCCATGACCACGCCGGCCACCAATGGCGTGGCGTTCGAAGTGCACAAGGGCACGGCCACCGTCCAGCACACGACCGGCGGCAACGCGCTCGCTCCCCAACGGCGTAAAACGAGCGGCTACAAGGCGCTCACGACCACCGAGGTCAGCCTGTACATCGCCACCACGGGAGCCATCAGCGGCGGCAACTTTGCCCTCGTGGCCGATGCCCTGCAGCCGTTCGACGTCATGACGCTCGGGGCCTCCACGGGGCTGTCCGGTGGCGAGAGCATCTGGATCCCGGGGGATGCCTGTCCCTTGATCCTCGAGCAGGGCGAGGCCTGTGAGATTCGCACCACCGCGCACTCGGGCACGGGCATTCTATTTGTGGCCTTCGACTTTCTGAGGCAGTGATGCGGGCTCGACCGCGATCGCTCGCCCTGCTCGGTCGCTCTCGGGGCGGTGGCGGGTCTGCGCCGTTCATCGATGCGACGGCCCGCTCGTTCCTGCCTCAGGACGTGCCCGAGGTGTCCAAGGGCTACTTCTGGGAAGCGGCAGGGTCGATTGGCTTTGGTACCGCGGATTTCCGCGTCCGGGAGGGCAACGGGCACTCGACCTTCGACTTGGTCCAGTCGACCGTTGCCAATCAGCCCACGCTGCTCGCGGAGAACGGGGGGACGCAGTTTCGGCACCGTAATGCAGCGAATGCTAGCCCCACTAGCAACATCAAAACCGCGGCAGCCGTCACCGCTGGCTGGACGGGCCCGACCTACGTGGGGATGTGGACTCGGGTGCCAGACGCTTCGGGCGACATCACGAGCGCCGGTAACGCGTTCTTCTGGCACCACACCACTGTGGCGCCGAATCTGAGGCTGGCCCTGGGTCTCGCCGTCGGTACGCCGGACTTGATGCAGCCGACGTTTTCGCAAGACGGGACCGCGAGCGGCACGGCACGGTGCGCATTGTGGGGGAACGCAAATTGGAAGTGGGTGGAGTTCGTTTTCGACCCGCTGCTGACCTTGGGCGGCTCGACCAAAGACGACAAGCTGAAGTGGTTTTTCGACTTCGTCTCGCAGACCATCACGACGCCGCCGACGCCTGACTTTACGGCCATTAAAGACGCGAGCGCCGTGATCGGCATTTGCTGCCGGCTCTCCACCGGCAATGCCAACGTCGACACCACCGACTGGGCCGCCTGCTACTACGCCAACGGCATTCCGAGCCTGGCCGATCGCGTGAGGCTCGCCAACTACCGCAACCCGACGGGCGTGTTGCTTGCAGCGTGAGGAGCGCCAATGACCTTCCAGTTCCGCGCCCTGTCCGACATCGAAGCCGATATCACCTACCGGTTTTCGATCGGCGGGGTGACTGCGCGTCACCCGAGCACGCGCATCCGGCAACTGTGGAACGTGGGCTGGCAGGAGCTCCGGGAGATGGTCTCGGGCCTGAACGATGGCAGCTACCTAAAAGCCACGAGCCCCGCCACGTTCGCGAGCGTGAGTGCCACCACCGCGGCCGTGACGGGGGAGGTCTATTCGGAGATCGACTGGCCCCTCTCCGCGATCGGCATCTACGGCGTGCGGGTCCTGACCTCCACCCGTTGGTATCCCCTCAAGCGCATTCCCTGGGCAGCGTACCAGGATTACCAGTACGAGGCCTTCTTAGAGAGCATCACCGGATCGCGCGGACCGGTCGCCTACATCCCGAGGCTCATCCCCACGGGAGTCGGCTCGACCGAGACCGTGGGCAAGATCATGATCCTGCCCGTGCCCGCTTCCGGCTCCTATCGGCTCTGGTATCTCGAGGCCTGGCAGGCGCTCACGGCCGACACCGACAAGTTCAGCGGGCATGCGGAGTTCATCGAGTGGAACATCCACAATGTCCTCCTCAAGATGCTCTCGCCCGACGGCAACAGCGGCGACCAGTACGCGATGTGGAAGGACGCTCTCGCCCGGTGTCAGGACCGCATCGAGACCCGCGCCAGAAGGCTCGACTCCGGCACGAGCTCCGAGCCTCGGGACGCGCGCAACGACGGTTTCGACCCGGACCAATGGGGCGAGTTCGGTAGGAGCTGAGGGTGACCTTCACGCCGCGCTCGGTATTGCCCGACCCGGCGAAAGATCCGGCAGGGTTCGCGCGCGCACTGGTCGAGATCCAAAAGTCGATCGCGCAGGACCTGACGGCGCTCAATCAAGCGCCCTTCATCACGCCGCCGCTCGGCTCGAACGTCGTCGCACGCGAGAACACCTGGATTCGCTGCCTGCCGCCTGCTGCGGGCATGGTCGTGATGCTGCCCACGCCACGAGCCGCGAACGCCACCGAATACATCGCGCTATTCGTCGACAATGTCGCCACCGGCGGGACTGTCACCGTGCGGGCCATCGATGGCCTAGTCAACGGCGTGACCTCCGTCACGCTCGCGGCTGATGGCCTCAGCATCTTCTACTCCAACGGCAAGGATCGCTGGAGCGTCAATGCTGGAGTTACGGGTCCCACGGGTCCCACTGGGCCGACCGGACCTACGGGCCCCACTGGCGCAACGGGGGCCACCGGAGCCACGGGCACGTTCGTCGGCGCGACCGGCTCAGCCAACGGGTATGCGTCTAAAAATACATACACCTCTGCCAATTCGGTACTCACCTTCACCTCGGCTACCGATATCCCCGACGGTGACGACTTTCTCCACATCCTGGAGGGCGGAGGAGGTGGTGGCGGTGGTGGCCGGGGCAACGTCTCCAGTAACGTGAACTGCGGCGGCGGCGGCGGCGGCGGAGGCGGAGCGCGCAAGACCTGGCGGACCTCGCGTGCGCAGCTCGTGGCGATGCTGCCCATCACCGTCACCATCGGCACGGGCGGCACGGGCGGCAACGGGGGGTCCACCTCGGGCGTAGTGGCCAACGGCACCGACGGCGGCGCTGGTAACAACAGCACTTGGTCCGCCAACGGCGTGGTGCAGGTCATCGCGGGCGGTGGCGGCTTTGGCGTGGGCGGGCCTGCGGCTAACACCGGAGGCGGGGGCGGGGGCGGAGGCGGGTGGCACTCGGTAGGGGGCAATGGCGCCTCCAACTCTGGGGGAACTGGCGGAACACCTCTGGCGGGAAGCGGTGGGACCACGACCGGCGGCACCAGTACCTTCGGCGGAGGAGGTGGCGGCGGTTCGCAGAACGTCGGTGGACCGAGCTGTTGGGGCGGCGGGGGCGGCGGAGGCGGGTCGGCGAATGTCGGCACGGCTGGGCAGGTCGGTGGGCTGTCGAGCTGTGCCGCAGGCGGAGGCGGAGGCGGAGGCGCCTCTAACGCCAGCGGCGCCGCGGACGCGTCCTCCGCTGGCGGCACCGGTGGTGGCCACGAGGCGGCTTCTGGTGGCTCCGCTGGCCCTTCGGGGGCGGCTACGCCCGGCGGCACCGGCGCAGATTCAAACGAAATCGTGGGGGCTACCGGCGGCGGCGGCGGCGGCGGGAAGTCCACCGGTGGTGCCGGTGGCACCGCCGGTCGTGGCGGCGATGGTGGCTCCGGTGGCGGGGGAGGCGGGGGAGGAGGCTCGTCTACTGGCGATTCCGGTACCGCGGTCGGCGGGCGCGGCGGCGACGGCGGCTCCGGGCGTTACATCCTGGTGGGCTTACCGGGCTGACCCTCAGCTGGCCTGCGGCGCGCGGCAGAAGAAGTAGACGGTCTTCTCCGGCCCCTTGATCCGGTATTTGACCGTGAGCATCAGCGCGTTCTCGGTGCACTGCTTTTGCGTGTCGAACAGGTACACCGTCTCGACGGATCCTGGCTCGCCTTCATAGCCACGGATGAGCAGCGTGCGATCGGTCGGGTCCTTGGCAAAGGACGTGGCGGAAACGAAACAGAGAGCGAGAGCGGCGAGGTAGCGCATGCCCTCGGGGAACGTCCGGAGCACGGCAGGCTGAAGCGAAATCGTCACCCTTCCGGCTCCGGCTCCCCCTTGTCGGAGAGCAGGACCTGGGTCACCCGGAGCTCCATCGGGATCTGCCCCCGATAGCGTGCCAGTTCCACGCTCTGAGCCAGGCATTTCTTGCGCCAGGTCTCGGCTTTGATCTCCTCCGCCGTCGCACGCGTCCGGGCGGCGCCGAGCTTTTTGCGCAACTGGTCCTCTCGCCTCCAGCCTCCCCGGGCCACGTACGCAACCAGGCCGAGGCACGCGACCAGCAGGATCACATGGGCCCACACCGGCATTAGCGTCGCCAGCATTCTTCAGTATGCCACGGTGAAACACCGGTTCGGTGTGACGAAATGGCCCTTGACCTGGGTCGAGCGTCACCCTTGGGTGCAAATTGACCCGCGTGCCGGAACGGCGCACACTGGTCCATGCTGAAACGAGTCGCTCTCGCGGTAGTGGTCGGCATCGGTGTCGTGCGCGGTCTCGCCGGGTGCGGCGCTCCCCAGCTGGTCGAGTGCCGGGTCGCCGCGGTGTCGTTCCTGCCGTCGGATCCGATGGCAGTCACGCCCTACGACGTGCAGGACCTGGTCGGGCGCTTGAACGCTTGCAAACAGGGTCCGGGCGATGCCGGACGATAAGCGCCTGCCTCCCCCGCTGCCGCCACGTCCCATCGTGCCAGAGCCCTTCCGGGACCTGACCGAGACCCCCGCGCCCGAGTCGATCCGGATGCGGTCGACGCCCCCGAGCGGGAGCCTGCTCCTCCGGCGAGAGGTGGAGCGATTGAGTGAGGACCCGAAGGACGCCGAGATTCGCGACTTGCGCATGACGAACGTCCTGTACCGCGAGCGGCTGGCAGCGGTGCAGGCGTCGATGCCCAATACCTCCCCGTCCCTCACTCCCGAGGCGCCGAAGAGCCGTGCGGTAGTGGCAGGGAAGGCCGCTCTGAACGTCGGCAAGTACACCGCGGTCATCGTCGGGGTCTTGGGGCTGGCCGTGCAGGTGGCGAGCCTGTGGCGGCCCGATCTCGTGGGCCCGCTGCAGACCTTGCTGAAGCTGTTTGGGGTGCCGCAGTGAGCCCGGAGGACCTCCGCGAGTTCCAGCGCGCCCACGTCGACCCGTTCGGCAAGCCGCTCACCCCCGACGGCGTCAACGGCCCTAAGACGCAATGGGCGCTCGACCTGTTCAGCTGCAGCCCCCGCCGGCGAGCCATCGTCGCGCGAGCTCAGTCCGCCCTGGGAGTCACCGAGGAACCCCCAGGCAGCAACCGGGGCCCCCGAATCGACGAGTGGCTCCAGCGCTGCCACGTCTCTACCGGTCAGCCCTGGTGCGCGGCGTTTGCGTCCTGGTGCCTGGACACGGTGGCGATTGCGGGGGCCCTGGCGCTCGGGGATCACTTCCTGCGCACGGCCAGTCCGCTCCCGGGTGACGTAATGTGCTTCCCTACCGGGGGCGGCAAGGGCCACTGTGGTATCGTGCTGGGGGTGAGCGCTCACGAGGTCATGACGATCGAAGGCAACTGCTCGGACGCCGTCCGGGTGGTGCGGCGAGCTCGGGACTTGGTGCGGTTCGCGAGCACGGGTGACGACGAGATGCCGCTGGCTTGCCCCGCCTCGGTCGTCTCGGTGCCGTTCATGGCGACCAGCGTGGAGGGCACGCGGTGAAGCTCTGCGAGACCCTCCAGCAGCGCTGGCAGGCGTGCAGTGGGCGCGTCTACGGTGAGGAGATGGTGAGCGACTTCAGCCTGTGCAACCTCTGGCGCCGGAGCTGGCTCGGTCGCCGCCCCTGCACGTCACCGCGGCGTAGCCAGTGCCGCGCAGGGGGAAAGCCGCCTCCCATACTTGGCACGTGTGGGAGAACGGCAACGGCGGGCGACACCTGGAGCAGATCAGCCCGTTCCACGGCGAGGCCGTCGCGGAGATCCTCGCGGAGCGGGGCGAGCTTGCCGCAGCCCTCGCGGTCGAGCTCACGTGAGCTCGCGCCCCGGGCCCGGCCTCCCTCGCGGAGAGCCGGGCCCGCTGCATTTGGGGGCGGCTCATTTCGGCGATCGATTTTCGCGAGCTGCTCCAGGGTCGCCGCGAGCTGTCGTTCTGATGGGCATGACACAACGACAAGTCGCCGCAGCCGAACGCAAAGCCGCCCGCGCCCGCATCGCGCAAGCCCAGGCCGAAACCCGCGCCGTGGTCGCGACGGGCTGTTGCCCGGACTGCGGGCGCAAGCTGCGGCGCAATCTGAGCCTCACGGGCTGGTGGCAATGCTCGCAATACGGGTCGGAACAATTCCGCGTCGAGCCCGCCCAGCCCGCGTGTAGTTGGCAAGGTTTCACCGAGTGACACCTGGGCGCCGGTTGCGCGATCCGCGACCGGTTGCGCGATCCGCGACTGGTTGCGCGGATCGCGCCCGTTTCCGGGGCGCCCCGGATCGGCGATCGATTTTCGCGGCGCGGCTCCAGGCCGGGCGCGGCGCGCCGTTCTAGATCGGTGCGCAAACCGATCTCTCGAAATCCCGAAATGGGGCACGCAAAACGGGACACACGATTTTCGCTCCAGGATCGGCGCGAGCTGTCGTTCTGATGGTCATGAGCAACGCAGCACGCAAAATGACGGCCGAAACCCTACTCGACACCGCGCTAACGCACGTCGAGTCGGTGTCGGTCCGCCGCTGGGCGACGACCGAACACAATCGGCCCATTTTCATCCAGATCGCGGAGGGCGCGATCAAAAAATCGGGCGGCTCGCCCGACGTGCACATGTTCGCGGCGTACATCGTTCATGATCCTCCCCGCCCTCATCGGAGCCGCCCGCGCGGTGGTCGGAGCAGCCCAGCTCGTCGGCGAAGGGGTGAGCGGTCTGTGGAGCCTGGTCCAGGCGGCCAAGCGCGGCACGCTACCGGCCAACGTGCGGCTGGATGCGACCGAACCCTTCCCGCTCAGCCACAAGGATGCCGAACGCATCGCAGAGGCAGGCAGGCGGGCAGGGCATGAGACCGAGACGAGGCCGGAGATCCGACCCCCGGCGCCGAAGTCCAGCCGGTATGACTAGGCTTTCAGTTTCTGCCCATCGAAGCCCCCGGCTCCGCCCGTTACCCCGGCGTTGACATTGGCACTCTGAGTGGTCGACCCGCCGCCTACAATCCGGCCGTCCTTCTCGATGCTGTAGCGGTGACCTTTGGAGAGCGCTAGCTCGATGAGCGCCTCCATGTCTGGGCCCTCTTCGATGTGGATGATCAATCGAGTGTTCACGATTCGCTTCCCGTTCCTTCCGGTACGACTGACGGACCCGAGCCCCGCGCGCTGTGCTGGAGTCGAAACCAGCATGTCGTCCGATGCCTCGGCTTATGGCAGCCATCCGGATGCCTCCGCTGACCTTCCAGTCAGACCTAGCCAAAACAGCGCGCAGGCTCCGATCCGCTAGTCCCTGTCCGCCTGCTCTCCCTGATGCCGTTTGATGTCCCGCTCGAGCCGGGCCAGATGCGCTACCACGCTCGGCTCGTCGATGGTTCCGAAGCGCACGGCAGCGGCCTTCACCGTCTCGTAGTACCGCCACGTGAGACGCTCGGGGTCCTGGTTGGTGCCGTGCAGTTCGGTCCCGCGCAAATGGTCGCTCACCCCTCCCTGCGCACCAGCCGCAACCTCGGCCGTAGCTTCGGGGCCCACCCCTGCCAGAGCGCCTCTGCCCGCTCCTGCTCGACCCGGGCGTAACACTCCGGGCACAGGCTGAGCAGCGTGCAGTGGCAGCCCTCCTGGCGGGGCTCGGTGTGGTCGAGGGTGGCGGTGGTCATGGTCGCTGCTCCGTGAATAGGCGTTGAGCGGTGGGTTCCTAGCGCAGCTGGTGCCGGGTTACTTTCCATCCCGGAGTGGTCCGCGGGTCCTTGTCCATGTGCTCCGGCGCCGCTCAACGCCGCCGGCAAGTCTTGATTGGTTGCGGTCACGGGATTCGAACCCGTCCACCCTGGCTTATGAGGCCGGGCAGGTACCAGACTCCCGCAGTAGGCGCCCCAGGGTTCCTTTAACAGGGATGACCCGGGGCAGAAGAGACGCCCGGACCGCACGGGGAAGGGATGCGATCCGGGCTGGACGATCGGGGGCAGTCTAGCGCGGGGAGCGGGTGGGCGTCAAATCGGGGGCTTCAGCACCGCCTTCGCCGCGTCGTAGAAGTCCCCGAGAATGACCCCGCCGTGCTCGCGGTTTCGGAAGCGCTGTTCCGCCCGGTCGAGTTCGGCGCGGATGCTAGCCAGCGCAGTATCCGGCATCAGCATGTCACGCAGGGCCTTACGGTCCTCCAGGCTCGGGACGCGATCCAGGTGAACCATGGGCGGTCGCTCCTTCAGCTCCCGCACCTCCCCCTGCAGGCGATCGTGGATGCGCAGGAGCTTGGCGACCTCGTCCTCGACACCGCGGATGCTTGAGGGGCCCGTCACGGAGACGTAGACCTCGAGTTCTCGGCGCTCCTCCTCGGTGAGGGATTCGGGTGGGGTCATGGCTTCGCCTCCTTCGGCTTGTCGCGCAACGCGTGGCGAATCTCTCGCAGTTCAAAGTCGATGTCCTGCAGGGCGTGAACGATCCGCGCGAAACCGACGACCAAGATCGCGGCCATCGTGATTAGGATGCCGGCAACGAACGGGACGCCGATGATCATCGCCTCGGTACCTTCACTCCGGCCGCTACGAGCCGGTCTCTCTCTGCCTTCACTCTCGCCACCTCTGCCTCCAGTTCCGCGACCCGCGTCGGGTAATGAATGCCGAGCTTCACCGCTGCGCTGTCCTCGAGCACCAGGGTCCGCAGGTACTCACTCATCGAGACCCCGCGCTTGCGTGCCAAGTGTGCCATTAGCCTACGCTCCCCAGGGGTGACCCTCGATTGAATCACGACCGTTGACGGGACACTCTTTTCCAGCCGCTTCGACATTCGTATCACATTGTACTACGGCAGAAGTCCTGGCGCGTCCAGTCACCCCGGCTACACTGCCTACATGCGCTGCCTCAGGCGTACCAATCGTGTCACATGTCGCGGATTGCCCTTGTGCCGACACGTGACGTTTCTGTATCGCTATGGGTTCCCAGGAGTGCGAATCCTGGTTTCCGGGGAGGTCACTTGACGGACAAGACGCTCGAGGAACAGGTAGGTCCCGTCCTGGGACCGCTGGTGCAGGCGCTCGGGGACTACATCCTGCGACGGATGGAACGGGGGGCCAATGACGACTGGGTGAACCAGCACGGCTCCCCGCTCGGGCCCCGTAGACACTGCGCTATCGTGCGGAAACTGCAGGAGCAGGGCGACGAGCGGGCCGTCAAGCGGGGCGATATGTACTTGCTCCGCCGAGACGCCTTCACCGAAGCCATGGCCGAGCGCGGCAAGGCACCGTTGGTCAAGAAAGCGTCTCCGCCCGATCCGGAACAGGCCGCGGTCGAGCGGATCCAGAAACGACTCGGGGGGAAGTAATGGCACGGTTCAAAAAGAAGCTGCAGGGCTGGGGCATCAAGCTCCGATTTGGTGAAGGCCGGGACGAGTGGTTCACGCTCGCGGTCGACAACGACGCCGACCATGAGCCGTTAGCGAAGGACCGCCACCGCCGACTGCAGCGAATGGCCAAGCTCCTGGCGGCCGCCGGCAGGCACACCGAGGCCCGGGTCATCCTCGAGGAGGCCGCGGCCGAGCGCAACGAGAAGGCCTTCCGAGCCGTGGAGGTCATGGTCGAGGGGTTCTCTCCTGCCGAAGCCCGGGAGGACAAGAAACCCGCCACGTTCCGTCAGGTCGCGGCCCTCTACACATCCGGCACCCTGCACGAACTCCACCCCGACGAGGTCCCGTTCAAAGGCACACTCAGCCTCGAGGGCAGCCAGACGCAACTGGCGGTGTTCCTGCCCCTGCTCGGTGACAAGCCCATCGCGGACATCACCCGAGAGGACATCGACGAGGCCAAGCGCCGGATCCCGAAGGGCTCGAGTGGCCCCACCCGAAGGCAGTACGTCCGGGAGCTCCGTCGGATCCTGAAGTTCGCGGTCGAGCCCCTGAGGCTCGTGGATCACACCGTGTCGGTCACCGTGCCCAAGCGGCAGAAGGGCGAGGGTCAGATCTTCTCGTTCCTGTACCCGCACGAGGAACGCATGCTGTCGGGCTGCCAAGCGATCCCCATCGAGTGGCGGTTCCTCTACGCCTTCCTCTTCCGCAACGGCACCCGTGTGAGTGAGACCGTCCAGATCACCTGGGATCACATCGACCTGGTCACGGGAGATCTCCACCTCGACAAGGCGTGGACCAAGATGAAGGTCGCGCGGCGTTGGGTGGTCGAGAACGACGTCCTGGAGGCGCTGAAGCTCCGCCGAGCTGCCATCCCGAATGCGACCCTCGTCTTCCCTTCCCCAACCGGAAAGAAGTTCACCCGCCAGGCCGTGCGCCAGAGGTTCCTTGCCGACCTGGTCCGCGCTGGACTCTCCCGCCCCGAGCTCTTCGGCAGGGTCGACGGCGTCCGGGGCCTGACCACCCACGACACCCGGGCCACGTTCGTCACGCTCTGCCGCCGGGTGGGTCGATCCGACCAGTACATCCGCGACCGCACGGGGCAGACCGCCAAGGTGCTCGAGCAGTACTCGCGCCTCGTCCGGCACGCGGAGGAACTCCGGCTCGGATGGCTCGACCCGATGGCGGTGGCCCTCGGCCTGGTCCCCGACTCGTTGCAAGGCATTGCCCCGGCGCGGTACGCTACGGCCCTCGACCTGCCCCCGTCCTTGGCCCAGACTGTTGGGCCACTCATGGACCAAAGCGCACGGGAGAGCCAAAATAGGCTGCTTCAGGGCACTAAATTCCGTTTCAGTTCAACGGACACGGAGCCTTTTGAGCCACTGACCGAGCCTAATTTGGCTCCGGGCGAAGGCCCAACGGCGGCGAGTGGCCCCAGTGGCCCAGCGGAGAAATCGATTCTGGACCAGTCATTGGTCCAAGACGCGGGTCCGCCGACGCCCCGACCCGAAGCCGCCGACCCCATCGAAAAGGCCCTCGCCTACGCGCTCGAGCAGGCCACCCAAGACCGCCGCTACGACGTCGTCCTGGCCGTCACGAGGGAGCTCGAGCAGCGCAGGCTGGCACGGCAAGCCTCCAACGTCACGAGCCTCGATAGCCGGCGCAAGCCGAAGGGGGAGGGCAAGTGAGCGACGAACCCGAGATGGGCGTGGTCATCCGCCGGGACTTCGGCGGGCTCGCTCAAATCAAAGAGGTAGGCGCGGACAAGCGCCTGTTCCCGTGCCGTCACCTGGCCACGGTCGTGGACGCGGTCGAGCACACGGTGGCCTGCGCGTCGTGTGAGGCCCCATTAGACCCGTTCCAGGTGTTGCTCGAGTACGCGCGCAAAGAACGCCACTGGCGCGGCTGGGATGCGGAATTAAACCGCACCCAGCAGCGCATCGACGAGCTGAAGGCAGAGGAGCGTAAGGTCAAGGCCCGCACCAAGAACGCCGCGCGCAAAGAGGCCGCTACCGCCGTTGCGGATGAGCGCGCCCGATCCGAGCGAGCCCGTTTCGAGATTGCCGAGAAGGCCAGGGACATCGCGCAACTGTGCAAAAGCATCGAGCGCCTGGCCCGGATGCCGCAATCGACTCTCGCCGAAGCGCAATCGCTCAACTTCGAAAGGACCCCATGACCCAACGCATCGACTGGGAAGCCCTCGGCAAAGCCGCCGGAGAGGCAGAGAAGAACGGAACACCGGGAATCAAACAGAAGCGCCCCGAAGGCTGGAAGCCCGGATCGCGATACACCCCGGGGGCTCTACGGCCACCCACCGCGGAGCAATTGGAGCGCGCCCACCGAAGGACCGTGCGCGGGCACGAGAGTCAGGCCTTGGCACGCAAGCTCGATGCCGTGCTCGGGACGGAGGAGGAGTGATGCTCTGGCAACTCTGGGCCCTGCACTTCCTGTGTGACTTCCCGTTGCAGGGTGACTTTCTCGCGCGCGCCAAGAATCATCTGACACCGATCCCGGGAGTGTACGGGCCCCTCTGCCTGTTTGCACACGCCTTCATCCAAGCCGCTGCCGTCGCGCTCATCTTGCCGCTGCCGTACGCGGGCTGCGAACTCGTCACCCACCTCGCACTCGACGTCGCCAAGAACGAGGGTGTGCTCGGCACTGGCTCGCGCGGGTTCATCGTCGACCAGCTTGCTCATCTCGGGCTGAAGGTCGCCTACGTGGGCATCCACTGGTGGCTGGCGTGACCCTCGCTCCCCAGCCCCCTCCCTTGCCTGCTCCCCCGGGTGCCAAGTCCGTACAGGACTCGCTCATCGAGGACATCGAGGCTCGCAAGCAACAGGGCCTCCGAACGTACGGGACTCTGCTCCACCCGCACAACGGCCGTGACGCCCTGCAAGACGCGTACGAGGAAGCGATCGACCTCGCGCTTTACCTGAAGCAGGCGCTACTCGAGAGAGGCCCGCGATGAAGCTCATCCCCTCTCCTCACCCCGCCGACACCCTGTTCTGCTTTGCCCTCACCATCCTCTGCCTGTGCACTCTGGCTGGCATCGGGGTGAGCTGGTGGGTGCACTGATGGAACTGAAGCCTCAAGCGCTGCCCCGCGTGCGCATCGTCCTGGCTGTCACCGCCAAGCCCGATCCCCGCCCCCTGCCCGAGGACAATCTGTCCGTGAGGGCGATCCGGGAGCTCGAATCGCAACTGAAGGAGACCCCTTGAAGCGCCCCAAGAAATACACCCGCGTCAACCTGGTCCTCGACGAGGCCGCGGTCCGGCACGTCCGGCACATCATGGGCAAGATGTTCCAGGACATCAAAATCCACGAGCGAGTGAGCAAGGGCCTGGCGATCCGGCATGCCCTGAAGGTGGCGGCGGAGGCGATGGGGGGATGAGCTGGCTCCGGGACGACGACGACATGCTCGACCACGAGAAGTGGCGGCGTGCTCTACGGGACGGGGGCGACGGCGCTCTGCTCGTCTGGGCACGGCTCCGGGCGTGGTGCTCGCGGCGTCTGACCGACGGCGTCATTCCCGCGGACATGGTCGATGAGGTGGCGGAGATCGGACGCAGCCGTGCACGGGCTCGCGCGCTCCGTGCACTGGTCGAGCACGGGTTGTGCGCACGGCGTGCGTGCGGCTCGCTCACGATCGTCGGTTACCTCGAGCGCAACCCGAGCAGGGCGCGCGTCTTAGAGGAGCGAGACCGGAGATCCGAAGCGCAACGAAAACGCCGGCTTGGCGGAAATGTGACCGGGCACGCGGTGAGCAGCGGTGAGCCACGAAGCCCTAGCGTAACGAAGTCCCGGCCCGGCCCGGCCCGGCCCATATCACTCTCTAACGAGAGTGAGGACGCGCGCGCGCTGGATGTGCCTGAGGTTCCCGGACTCGAGCGCGTGGCCCCGCTGCTGCAGCCCGTCGGCGGATCGGGCCGGGTCTACTCGCTGCCCGGAGCCGATCCGCCGAAGGAGTTCCTCGACGACGCGCTGATGGGCGGGGTCTCCATCGAGCAGGCCAAGAGCACCTGGGAGCACTACCACGGCGCCGGATTGCCCCCGAGCGGGGTCGAGCGGCTGCACCCGTGGCTGGTCAAGCGCGCCAAGGAACGGGCGATGCAGCTGGCCAAGGCACCCAAGAGCGGCCCCCGCATGGTCGAATCCGACCTCGACACGACCGGAGCGGCCACGGCCTTCCGCCCCTCCGAAGCCCACCGCGAGTACGCTGGCGCCAAGGGCCTCGATGCCGAGCAGGCCGCGCGCGAGTACCGCAAGGGCGAGACCTGCAGGCGCCTCGACACCGCCGAGCAGGAGCGGGATTTCATGAACCGGTTGAGATGCTGGTTCGCGACCGGAAGATTCATCCCCGACGGACCCCTACCGAGACCGCCGGCCAAAGTGAAGGAGGCGAGAGCGTGATGTACGGGCCAACGTCAGGTGAAATCCTGGGCTTCTGCGCGCTGCTGCTGCTCGTGGGCGCTCTACTCGGCATCGGGTGCAACGCTGGTTGTGGCTGGGTGCGCGCACACGTGAACGTCGAGGTGAAGTCATGACCCCCGAAGAACTCCAAGCCCGCCTGGCCGCCGGCATCCCAGCGCCAGTCCCGCCCACAAAGCCGAGCCCGACCCTGCACGTGAGCGAGCTCGTCGGCCCCACCCTCGAGCACTGCCTGATCCACGCCAGGAAATTCAAACTCATCGACGACCAGGGCCAGGTCTGGTGCATCCACGATGGCTGTCAGAACGCGGCCACGATGCCGACGTTGCAGTGTGCCGAGCATGTGGCGTGGAGGCGGAAGTGAGCCCAAGGACGGATTGGGATGCCGTGCCTGAGTCGGCCTACGTCCGGATGCGCATCCAGGACAGCCGCGCGAATTGTGACCCCATGCTCGCGCTGTTCATGGGGGTGGCGGTGCCCATGTGGATCGAACGAATGAAAGACTGGCCGCTGGGTGACATCGAGACGCGAGCGCATAGCCTCACGGATATCGTAACGAGCAGCCAGGGGATCGCTGCCATGGTGGACCCGGATGCTCGTGGTACCCAACGCAAAGGGGAGCTCGCCAACGCCTTCAACGCGCTAGCCGAGGGCATCGCCTGCCTCGCTCATTGCCCGGAAGGTATCTGTTTCGGCGGTCATCATTGGGAGGTCAAGCGTGGTTGATGTGGCGGAGCACATGCTGATCATCACCCAGGAAGCGAAGCGGCTCCGGCGAGCACTGCCCGCTTCGCACCTCATCGAGGTGGCGGATCTGGTGGCGGCGGGCGCGTTGAGAATCCACGAAGGTCTGCGCTTTGATCTGACGGGTGGCCCAGCGCTCGTTCGCGTCTGGTCGCGGCAGGGGATGCTCGAGGAGATTCGGCGATGGGACCACGGCACCAAGACGCACCCCGTGCGCGCGGCTGCATTCTCCGCATACGAAGACGGTGCGGTCAGTTTGAAGCGGTGCATCCCTGCGCCGCCCATCGAGCTCATGATCGATCTGCTCAGGGAACTGCTACGGGTTCGACTTCCGGATGCCTTCGCGTGGGTGTGCTCGCGCATCAACGACCAGGACCATGGCCACGCGGCGAGCGAACTCGGCGAGGCGGATTGCTCGATGCGCAACCGTGTCAGCCGGGCCAGCAAGCAGCTCCGCGTGGCGCTGCGCGAGTATGAGCCGCGCCCCGCGAAGACGCCGCATCAGCGCGCGGTCGAGCTTTTCCGGGAAGGTGCGTCATGCGCGGAAGTGCATCGCCGGCTTGGCATGAGCGAAGCGCGAGCCGCCCGAATCCAAGACAGCGTCGACCCGCTCGCCAAGAGACGCCGCGCAGCGTGGGCGAGCAAGATTCGCAACGGGCGCCCGGAGATCAAATTGGCGGACATCGTCGCTCTCAGGCGTGACGGCTTGACCCAAAAGGCCATCGCGGACCGGCTCGGTTGTGGGCAGGCACTCGTGAATCGGAGAATGAACAAAGCGGGCCTCAACGAAGGGCGCATCGATAGTTTGCGCAAAGCCGGGATTAGACCACTCGCGAAGTGCGGTGTGGCGTGACCCCCGAGTTCCATGCGCGCTCCCAGGGTATCGACACGGACCAGCAGCACACCGAGTTACTCACGGCGGCTCTAGCCCATGCGGTCCCTCTCTGGATCGAAGAAGTCCGGCCCTGGACCGTGGAGCAGCGCTGCGCTCGCGCCTGTGATGCCTCGGGACTCATCGCGACCGGCGAGAAGTGCGACGATTTCCGGGGCAGACACGGCAACGGGCCGGCTCATTTCGCCAACCGCTGCCCCAACGGCGATGGGACGATCTTCAATGCGCTTGCCATGGGCCTCGCCCTGCTCAGCTACCTACCCGGCGGCATCACCTATCTCGGCACCCACTGGGAGACCCCATGACCCCCCACATCACCCTCGACCCCAACGGCACCGGAGCCCTCTACTGTCAGCACTGCGCGGAGCTCTACCCTCCTTCCTTGCCCTGCACGGTGGAGAGATGGATCGACCAGTGCCGGGGGTTCGTGTTGATGCACAAGCACTGCCCGAAGCCCTTGGAACCGAGCAAGCAGGTGCAGCTGTTTGACGAGCTGGCGAAGCGGGAGCCAGTCCTGAAGGGTCGCGCCTCTGACATGCTCCGGGAGCTACGAGAGGACGACTCCGACGGCATGGAGACCGAGGACGAGTGCAGCGCGCGGACCGTGCGCGAGGAGATGCGCGCGGCCTGCTCCCACAAGTTCGTGGACAGCAAGAATTGCCTCAAGTGCAGGATCAGCTTCGCGGAACTGAAGGCGGAGAGCCTGCGCGAGTCGCGGCGCTTGAACGGCATCGACGGCAACAGCGACGCCCCTGACCCGGAGACGGATCCGCCGGGCAATCCGCTGCAGGGTATCCGCGCGTCGGACTGGCTCAGGGAACTGGCCGAGGACGACGCGGAAGGCGAGGTGACGGCCGACGGGGCACCCCTGCCTCCCCCGGCATACTCGCACCTGGTCCCGGATGAAGCGACGCGCCTGAAGTTCCTCCAGCACTACCCCTGGCCCAAGGACTCTTTCCAGCTCCGGGCCGACCTGGCCATCGTCCTGCAGAGAATCGAGGGCGCAGAGCTACCGAGCGCGGCAACGGTCAATGGCTGGCACCCGGACACGATCCAATTCCAGAAGGCCGCCGGCTGGGTCAGGGATGAACTCGCCGACATGAACCGCACAGAGCATCCGGAGTTTGACCTGTTCTTGCCCCTCGAGCGGCAACCGATGCCCAAGGAATTGGCGGCGCTGTGCATGCCACCGAAGCGGAAGGCCAAGGGAGCACGGCCGCTCGCCAACCCGAAGCCGAGAGCGAGGAAGAGTGCGTGACCTGGCGACCCCTGCCCAAGGGCGCGCGCCGGCCCTGCCAGCGCTGCCGAGTGGTGAGCATCCTGCGGCGTCACGGCCGGCGATTCTGCGGTGGCTGCAGCCGGAACACGCACACCCGCCGGAGGTGGCTCAAAGCCGGATGCCGGGAGAGCTACTGAACCGGCACACAAATCGGATCCGGCCGTGACCAGATTCCCGCTCGACTGACTGGCACTGTCATACGGTCGTAGTACAATAGATAGACGATGGCCCAATCACTAGCCTACTTCCCCGAGCGCGCCACGCTCCCCAACCTCACCCGCGCCGAATTTGTGGCTCAGGTGAACGCGACCTGCCGCAGGGTGGGAGTGGCTCAGCTCGCGGACTTCGACGCTACCTGTCGAGCCCTGGCCATCGAGCTGTTCTGCCAGGAGCTGCCCTGCCGCACCCTGGCCATCTACCTGTCCTCGGCCTGCAACGTCCAATTCAAGGGGGAATGATCATGTCGCAATCCAACCGCTTCCACTTCCAGTTCAGCAACCCGACCGCGCAGAAGGCCGAGGCCGCCCTCAACCTACGAGAGACACAGAAGATGCTCCAGAAGCGCGTGCCGGCACACCTGCGCGAAGATGACAGTGCAGAGTTGTCCGCGGCTGGAGCGTGCTTCCGGAACGTGTCTCGCATCCTTCGGGGTGGCAAGTGAGCGCGTTCGATTCCCTGCTCGACGAGAGGGACGCGGCCCGTGAAGCCCACGCTCTGTACTGCGCCGCGGTGAACGAGGAAGGCGGCTGGACGACGTACACCTCTGCGAGGGCTCGCCAGCTGGAACAGGCCTACTTGCTCTTGCAGGAACGGATCGACGCGGAGCTCGACGCCGAGCGCAAGGCGGGGCTGTGAGCGGCGACCCGGAAATGGATCGCCTCTACGCCGAGGCCCGCGAGCGTGCCAAGGCCCGTGCCGAGGCCTACTGGAAGAGCCCACCTCCGCCCCGGACCGAGGAGCAGGAGCGAGAGTTCCAGAAGCGCAGGCGTGATGCCGCTCGCGCTTTCGGGTGTGATGTCAGCCGCGTCTACTGGCACGGGCCAGATCAGGCGTGGTCGTGTCGGTAACTGCAGGAGGGACCATGACCGAGAAGAACGTGATCTGGGCGCCCATCGTGCCCAAGCCCGAACCGCTCTGGAAGACTCCCCTCGAGATGGCCGCGGCTTACTTGGCCGCAGAGCCCCGGGTGAACCGGAGCCAGAGGTACAGCCTCGTGGTGACCGAGGTGAAGCCGTGAAGTTCACGAGCGCCCTGGACGAGCTCCAGCACTGGCTCGGCATGCTCGAGGTGGACGTCCGCCTAGGGATTGCACAGCGGCACCTGAACGCGACGGCCCGGCTCTGTTGGGTGCTCATCGATTCGATGCGAGAGGACCCGCCACCCGTGAAGGTCGGCGAGTTCAACCTGCTGCAGATTCGCTTGCTCGACCTGCAGCGGGCCATCGATGGCAACGTGAAGAAGCCGCACAAGGCGCGGGCACGATTGCGGTTGGTGCAGTAATCCCGGGCGTTCGTACCCAATCGGGATCGCGAGCAGGCTAGAATGAGTGGGAGGAGTGAATCATGGCGAGAGACGAAAAGTTCGAGACCCGCGACGAGGACCTAGGCGCGACCGATTGGCGCGCGTACTTTGACAGCAGCTGCTTTCGCGTCTGGCACCTGGCCGGCAAAGAGCGCACCTTCAAGATCGGCAAGGTGACCCGGCTAACGAGCGAGATGGTCAACGGGGGCAAGCGCGAGATCAAAAAGCAGCCGAAGCTCGAGCTCATCGACGCCAAGGGCAACAAGGTTCCGTTGCCGCTCCTGCTCAACAAAACCAACGCGAAGACGATCGCGCGCCTGTACGGCAACAACCCGGGCGCCTGGGTCGGCAAGCTCATCACCCTGCACCCGGCCACGACCAGTGTCGGGGGCGAGGACGTGGACTGCATCCGGGTCCGGAACGAGGCCCCGCGCCGCACCAAGGCCAAGCCAGAGCAGGCACCAGCGCCGGTCACGAACGGCCACGACGACGGACCTCTGCACCGCGAGCCAGGGGACGACGACGAGCCGCCCATGGGAGCACTGGAGTCTGACCGTGTCCAGTAACGACAACGCGCCACCGGACCCGCTCCGATTCTCGCGGCTGAAGCTCATGGGCAAGAGCGCGGCCCACTACGCGCTTGGCAGGAGCGACGAGACCGCCAGCATGCGCAAGGGCACGGCCGTACACAGCTACCTGCTGGGAGACCCCGACCGGGTGAAGATCTACGAGGGCAAGCGGGACAAGCGCGTGAAGGCGTATCAGGCGTTCCTGGAAGAGAATCCCGATTGCGACGTGCTCTCGCCGCGGGAGGCCGTGGACGTGGAAGGGATGCGGGTCGCTCTGCAGAAGCACGACCGGGCCATGGAGCTGCTCGACGGCATCCGGGAGCAGCGCATCGAGTGGAGCCTCTCCGGCCGCACGTGTGCGGGAACGCCGGACGTGGTCCACGTGCGCGACGGGGCCAAGATCGTGGTCGAGCTGAAGACCGGGCAGAGCTCCGCGCCCGACCTCTTCAGGTGGCAAGCGCGAAAGCTGGCCTATCATGCCCAGATCGCTTGGTACGCGCGCGGGCTCGAAACGGCGCTCGTGTATAGCCCCGGCCCGGTCACCGAGCAATATATCGTCGCGGTGGAGTCGAGCCCGCCCTATCCCGTGACCGTGTTCCGGGTGACGGACGCGCTCCGGCGCGCGGGTGACAAGCAATGGCGGCTCTGGCTCGAGTACCTGCTCGTGTGCGAGCGGACGGGCAGGTTCCCGGGCTATGTCGATTGCGACGTGGAGCTCGACGAGGAAGAGGTCGAGCTCGAGTGGGACGACGAGGCAGCGGCATGACCCCGGGCGAGGGTCTTGGAGGGAACATGACGGAAGAACTCACGGCAGAGGAGCGGGAGTGGTTCCTGACACGAACCCCGCCGCACGGCCCAAAACTCATGCGCCTCTACGACGCCGCGCTGGCCCTTGCTGAGAGCCATAAGGCAGAGGCCTGCACGGCACTGGGGCGCGAAATCAAGGTGCTGACTGCACTGAATGTCGCGCTGGCCCGGGCGGAGGCGGCGGAGAAAGCACTGCGTGACAGTGACGCACGTTGGGTGCGCGCTTACGGGCCTTCCGCCGAGTCCGCGCTCGCAGAAGCGACCGAGATCGTGCGCATGGTGGACGGCGCTCAGTTGCAGGGCGTGTTCCCATTCCTGGCGAGGTCGGCACGCGCCTTCCTCTCCCGCACCCCAGCGCCAGCAGCGAAGGAGGAGCCCACCCTGCTCGAGCGCATCGAGGCGGAGTGCGAAAGCGTCAACGGCACGTACTCGCATCCAGACCAGCTGGAGCAAGCCGTGTGCAAGGCCTTTGACAATATCCGTGAGCTCATCCGCGCCAGCAAGGCAGGTGGGGCGTGACCGCAGCCCCGGAGATGCCGGAGCGCATAGACGGATGGTGGTGGGACGGCAGCCAGTACCGGCGCGTCGACCCGCACGATGAGGAGATGAGCCTGGACACGGTGCGCTGCCTGCTGAAGCTCGCCGGCCTCAGCATCTGCACGGAGGCAGAGCGGAAGGTGCTGGAGGAAGCGATCGCCTGCTTCAGGTGCCCTGAACGCGAGTACGGCGCCAAGGTCACGACCTTGCATGAATCGATCAAGGCCGAACTCGCACGACGGGGCCAGCCATGACCCAACGCAAGGCCTCTCCCGAGACCCTGGCCCGATTGTGTGAGGCGGTGGACAGGGAGGTCCAGGCGGGTAGGTTCGCGAGTCCAGCGCTGGAAACGCCACTGGCGAGGTACCGCGCCGAGACCACGCCGCCACTCCGGAGCGGGGCCGAGGTGGATGCGGAGATAGCCAAGCTCACACGGGAATGCGTGCGGGATGAATGGGCAGGCGATGACGTCTACGCCAAATGGGAGTCGGTGACCAAGCTCTGCGCCGAGCCCACCGCCCCCGAGCCCGCGCCTTCCGCGGAGGTGGACGCGAGACCGAAGTGCATCCGATGCGGCCAGAGGTGGATCCCGACGGAAGGACTCGACGCGACCCGCGCGTGGTGCCTGCTCTGCGTCACTGGCTGCGCGCGGCCCCGTGAACCCGAGCCCAACCCCCTCACCGACCACGACCAGGACACGCGAGAAGAGCGCCCATGCGGCTGTGAAGACAGTGACCGGCTCAACGGCTACCTGCGAGACATCAAGTTCCTGCACCGCCAGTGGAGCGACGAGAAGGGCCTAGCCGGGCATACCCTCACGCAGATCGGCAACGTGGTCCTGCGCTGGATGAGCAACCTGCCATGACCCGCCCTCCCCTCGACCTGCACACCCTCGGGGCCATCGTCTTTGCGGTAGGCCTGTTCCTGGCCATGGCGGCTCCGGTGATTGCGTGGCTGCTGCAGCGATGAGCCGCAACCCCGCCGCCCAAGGCCGCAAGGACTCCACCCAGCCCGAGATGGTCGACTACCTGGAAGGCGAGCAACACCTGGTCGAGGACCTGCACCGGGTCGGCGGCGGCTGCCCGGATTTGCTCGTGGGCGCGACCTGGGGCGAGCTCCTTCTCGTCGAATGCAAAGCCCCCGGCGGCAGGCTCACCCCCGAGCAGAAGCGCTGGCACCTGAAGTGGAGGCGCCTCCCCAGGTGCATGCCCAAGAGCGTGGTGGAACTCCGGGCCTGGATGGAGAAGCGGAGGCGGTTGTGGCTGGCGCGGTAGACGACCTCACCGAGAAGGAGCAAGCCTTCCGCGCGCTCCTCGAGAACCCCAAGGCCTACTCCGCTTGGGCGAGGGAGGTCCGGGCGAGGTGGGCGGCAGAGAGGAGAGGGAAGTGAGAACGATCATCCTGGGCGGACCGAGCCGCGGCAAGAGCACCCTGGCCGAGTCGTACAAGGCTCGCGGGATCCCCGTCTTCTGTGGCGACCCGGCCTCCACAGTGCTCTACCAGAAGGCGGGGACGACCTACCTCCCCGAGGGGCTCCCCTTTGCTGGCGACGGCGGCGGTGGCGACTGGGTAGCTCGCAATTGGTTCCTGATGCCGGGCCCTTGGGTGTGCGAGGGGCATGTCATGGCGCGCGCGATCCGGCGTTGGTTCACCCTCGGTGTCCCGGGCTTTCCAGCAGATCAGATCGTCGTGCTCGATTGCCCTCCGCACCGCTACACGGGAGAGGGGCGGGAAAGAATGCACCGCTCGGTCCTGAAGGTTTGGCGAGAGGTGGAGCACCGGTTTCCTCTGCACATGGTCGAGACCCGGACCGAGGTGCAGCCGCTGCTAGACAACGTCGACCCGCTGCGCTAGCCCATCGTGCCCATCGTGGCACCGGTGAGGCTCGGGGTAGCGGCGACCATCCGCTTGGCATCCGTCGGTGCTCTGGAACTCCCTCCGCCCGGAGGCGCCGGCGGCTGAGCAGAGGCCCCCGTCTTGGCTGCCCGCGTGCTGAATGCACTCGAGCCTGCACCGTCGAAGCCGAACATCAGGTCCAAGCGCATCAGCATCGTATCGTCCAAGGGCTCGCCGCTCACCTGCGCGTTGCCGATCTTCTCGAGGACAGTCTGCTGGGTCTGCTCCCAGAGGCGCGGGTAGAGCTTCTGGATCGTCTCGGCCTCCTGGATGCGCAGGCCGGCCAAGTTCTTCACCGTGTCGATGGGGTGCTCGACGGCGTTCCAATAGATCGACCAGTCCTCCACCGCTTCACGGCTCGGTGGATAGCCTCCGGGGCGAGCGACGCTCACGGCCACGTTTGCCGGCATGCGATCGATGAGAAACTGGCGGGCTTCGGCTGCCTTGCCTGATAGCAGCATGAACGCCTCAGGGCTCTGCTCTTGCAGGCCGCTGAAATCTCCGCTCACCCGTTCGAAAAAGCTATCCTCGTCGAGCAAGGCATCCCTTCGGCGCTCAAAGGCCTTCTGTGGCGAGTCGTCGTTGCCCATGAAGCGCGCCATGCCGACGGTCACGCCACGCCGTTTAGCGCTCTCTGCCAGGGCGCGGACCTCGGGGCTCAACTGGGGGAGCTTCTTCAGAAGGGCCGGGATCTTCCCTCCGCCTCGGATCTTACTCGACCGGATCCAGTCGTCCACGCTGCGTCCGACGGCGGAATCCGTGGCCTGGGTCAGTCGGCGGTATGCCGAGCCGAGGTCTCCGGTGATGGCCCCCTTGATGCTCTTGCCCACGAACGGCAAGGAATCGGCAGCCTTGCCGATGGTCTCCATTCGCCCCGTGGCGTCGGCGACTTCATCCGCCAACCCCAGCGTGCGGCGAACCTTGTCAGCCTTGGCAATCACTGCCTCGGCCTTCACCCGGTCGCCCCCGAACTTCAGGCTCGACTCCGCGTTCGCAGTCATCGCGTCGAGCATCTTGCTCACCTGTGCCCGGACCTCGGGATCGGGACCGTCGAGTACGGCGCGGACTTGTTTCTCCCAGCCCTTCTTTTCGAACGCATCCAGGCTCGGCAAGAGGTCTCCGGCGGTCTGATGGTGCGCGGCCAGGATGTTACCCGCGTCGCCCCAGGTCTTGTTGTCCTCGAGACCCCGCTGCACCGTACCCGAGAACTCATCGAGCTTGGCCAATAGGCGTTCCTGTGCAGGGCTTCTGGCTTCGACCTTGGCGAGCTTGTCCTTGAGGTTGAGAGTCGCTTGCTTCAGCGCGTTGCCCGCCTCGAACATCTCCGCCCCGGTCTTGGCCTTGCCGATCTGTTGGGCATTCTCGATGAGCGCGAGCGTGAGGGCCTTCTCTTCGGGTGCCGCGTAGTACATGCCGCCCTTGCCGAGGCGATAGGCGTTGGCCCTGGCTTCGGCTTTGAGCTGCCCGCTCCACTTGGCGGAGTTCTCGGCCATCGTCCGGGCTGCCTGCTGCTGGGCTCCTAGGTTGTCGCTCACCTTGCCGGCGGCACGTTGGACTTGGTTCTCGGTCAGGCCCCGGGCGTCCCTCACGGCAGCGCCGAGATCGGTCTGCATCTCGCGGGTGGCAGAGTCGAGGATCGCCTCTCGGTTCTGGTAGAGCCTGCGATCGCGAAACAGCCCCGAGGCTTCGGGCTCGACGGTCTCGGCTGCTCCGCGGGTGGCCTTGGCGACGATTTCCTCCGCGTCGGCCTTGCTGGCATTTCTCACCGCCCGGGACATGCCGTTGTCTGCGGCTTCCTTGGCTGCGCTCTCGGCAGCGGAAGCCCCTGCTTTGCGCTCGAGCCGGGACAGGGCGCCGAGGCCCCGACCGTGCCCCAGCAGCGCCGTGGCCCCTGCTACTCCGAGGCCGACCAGGCCCGCTTGCTCCGGGTCGAGGCCGAGTTGGTCAGCGGCGATGCCTGCCCCCGCTCCGACGGTCGTGGCTCCGATCGGGCTGGTCAGGATGTCGCCGATGCCCTGGCCTATCTCGGTGAAGCCGCGCTGGTTGCCGCGCACCTTGCCGAGGTAGGCCTCTGCTGCTTTCGGGGAGTCTCCGAGCGTGAGGAGATCGACACCCTGCACGTTCTCGGTGCCTCCCCCGTGTGCACCGATGGTCTGCTCCAATTCATCGAGGCCGGCCTTGTAACGGTCGTACTTGGCGCGCGCCTTGGGCGGGAGTTCTTCGGGAGCTCGGCCTTCCAGGATGTCGCTGATGCGGCCGGAGTACTCGTCGTGCAACGCATGCAGCGACTCCTCCACTTGGTCCCGGGCCTGGGTCACCCGCTCGCCGTGGCGTTCCACGATGTCGTTGGCTCCCAGGTCGTCGGTGGTGCCAGCGGGGGCCTTGCCCTCGAGCTCCCGGAGTTTGCCCAGGCGCTGCTCGAGCTTGGCCTGCAGCTTGGCCACCTTGGGGCTCGCGGGCTCCACTGTTGGCGCAGGACCCACGTCGACTCCCCCGGCGGCCGCCCGCTGCTGGTCGATGCGCTCTCTCGCCCGTTGATAGGCAGGGCTCCGCTCACCCGCGGGCAGCCCTGCCGCGGCCTCGGGTGCCGCCTCCTGCGCGGCCTTGCCCTCTGCAGCGGCTGCCGTGTGCGCCACCTCCTCCGCGCTCATGACGCCGGCCTTGGCTGCCTTGGCCTCGGTGAGGGCCTGGCGGGCAATCGGGACTCCGCCGAGCGCCACTCCCAGCCCGGTCCAAATGGCCGTCTGCTCCACGTCCCGGCCGATGTCCTCGTGGCCGAAGGTGCGCCCTTCCCCGTAGGCGGTCTGCGCTGCCTGGACCGCACCGCCCCCGAGTTCCCCCGCGGCCAGGGTGCCGAGCCGCGCAGCAGTGCTGGCGCCGACCCCGGCTTCGGCCCCGAGCGCCGCACCTGCGAGGCCTCCTGTGAGTGCGCCTACCCCGAGCGCCGGGGCCACGTCCGCAGCAAAGCTCGTGACGGGAGATAGCTCCCGGCTCACCTCGTCGCGCGCGCGGATCTCCTCCGGAGTGCCAAAGCCCGTGACCTGCCCGAGGGTCGCCCCGCGCAACAGGCGCTCGCCCTGCGCTTGTGCCTGCTGCCCCGTGGTGCCGTAGTCGAGCTCGCGTTGGGTCTTCTCGAGCTCTTCGGTGGACGGCTCGGTGTAGCCCTGAGCCAGGTAGGAGCTCGGGTCCTTTACGTTGATGATCGCCCCGGTCTCGGGGTTACGGACTAGCATCGATCCACCTGCGCAATCCGTTCACATAGGTTGACTCGTCATCGGTGTAGTAGCCGCCGTCCTTCAGTGCCGCAGCGAACTCGTCCACATCGCCATGTTGTAGCGCGGCATAGGCGGCGGGGAATTTGCGCTTTAGATAATCGATGTGGTCACCGACGGCTTCGTCGGCAGTGGCGTAGGCGCGGAAGGTACCCGGCACGCTCTTCTTGTCCTTGCCTCCGCCCTCGGTGGTCTGCGCCGTGACGGACGGTTCATTGCCCTTTGCCTTGTGACCGAAGAAGTTGTTGCCCACGAAGTGCTTTCCGTTGTCGGTCTCGTGCGCAGCCTGAGCGAACAGGATGGCCTGTCCTGCTGGGGGGAGTTCCTTGCCGGCTTGCGCCGCGATGGCTCCCCGGACGTCCTCGATGCTGGCTTTCGGTTGCTCGCCTGCCGGCGCCGCCTTGCGCCGCTGCAACTCGGCGGCGATGTCACTGCTCGTGGCCGTGCTCTCGCCGCCCCCGGTCCCGGCGGCATCGCGTCCGGCGCCCTGGCCCTGGAACGTGCGATCGTACTCGGCGGCAGCTCGTGGCCCGTAGGTGGCGGTCAGGCGATCGCGGGCTTCCTCCTGCTGCCCCATCATGCGCTCGACCGCTCGGATCGTGCCTTCCTCGGTGTCGAGGCCGAGTGTCTTGGCGGCCGCAACTCGGTCGTTGTCGGTCGGTGCGCGGCCAGGATTCTGCTCCTGTGCCTTGGCGGACACGAGGTCCTGCAGTGAGGAGCGGATCGCGATGCCTTCCTTGGTCGTGAGTGCCGTGTCGAGCGCCTGGGGCAGGGCTCCGACCACCGGTAGCTTGCCGAGGTCTTGCAGGAAGGAATCGATCTTTCCCACGCCGGGAATGCCGTTCTTCAGGATCTCATCGCGGTTGGCAAAGCGGCCTGTCTTCGGATCGAAGCCGGTCAGGCCCAAGGCATTGGCCGCGCGCGTGATGCCCTTCGACCCCTGTTCCAGCGCCTGCCGCTTCTCGCCGTACTCTTTGACCTGCTGCCAGGGCAGTTCCTTGGGACCACCTCCCAAGGTCTCGGTCGTCTTGCCCAGACTCTCGGTCTCGGCCGCTTGGGATTTCTCCAGCTGTTTGGAGCGCAGGGCCTCGATGATGCCCGGGGTCGCCGCTGCGTAGGCGTCGCTCTTGGTCAGGCGCTGCAACTGCTCGGCGTGTTTGGCGAGAGCGTCGTAGTACTGGCCCTTGGCCATCTGCACGGCTTGCTCTTCGCTGCCGAGTTGGTCGGCGATGGCCCGGAGCTTCGAATCCCGTCGGGAGATCTGGCTCTGCACGTGCCTGTCGATGGCCCGATCGATCATGCGCAGACCCGCGTCCGATCCCGTGGCCCCCAGGAGCGCCGCTCCCAGCACGCTCATGATGGAGCCCGGTCCCTGCGCACTGATCAGGTCCCGCTCGATGCCGGCGTCGGCGACCTGGCGCTGCTCGTCGCGAAAGCGATTGAGCTTCTGCTGATGCTCGCGCACCTGAGCCTGCGCCGCTTCCTTCTCGGCCTGGATGCGGATGCGTTGATCGCGGATGTCGGCCCGCTCGATGGCAAACTGCGAATCCCGGCCCTGCTGCAGCGTGGTCTGCTCGTTGATGTTCTGATTGGCTCGTTCCTCTGCCTGGCGAGCGGCCACCTCGGGATCGAGCCTGCCTGTCCGACCCGTCACCTCGAGTTGCGGCGGAGCGACGGCGGGAGCAGCGCCGATGCCTGTGGTGGGCGGACCCGGGGGCGGTTCGTTTACCGCGAAGCCGGGCGAGGACACCGGCACGGCGCGCGCTTCCCGAGCAGCAGCGGCTTCGGCAGAGATGTCCGGGATCACCGGCTCTGAGCTTGCCGCCACCGGTTCCGGCGTGAAGCCGGCCCCTGCTGCCGTGCTCCCGGGAAACGGCGTCGGTGCGGGGGGAGCGCTCGGATCGGGTGGAGGCGGCGGGGGACCCTCGGGCGGCTGGGTCAGGTCCATGAAGCTGCGTCCGTTGCCGTTGGCAGGGACGGCTCCACTGGCCGCACTGGCCGCATTGATCTCGTCGACCGAGTCCGGGTATTGCCCGACGTGCAGGGCGAGCTCCGGGTCCTCGATGAACTTCACCGACCCGTCGTCATAGTGCAGGTCACCGATCCCGAGCTGGTCAGCTCCCGGGATATGCGGGTCCGGCACGAACTTCATCGGGATGGGCATCAGCGCGCGTCCTTGTCGGGAGTCGAGTCACTGCCCTTTTTGCGCTTCACGTACCCGCTCAGCCGGTCGATCTGCTTTTGCAGGTCGTGCAGCGCCCCCTGCTGGCTCATCGCCAGGCGCGCCGGATCGACCATCTTCACGCCATTGACTTCCTTCACCGCGCTGCGGAACGTGCGGGTGGATTCGAGGTCCTGGGCCATGGCGCCCGTATAGCGGCCCTGCCCGTGCTTCGCCCCGTCCTTGTAGGTCCACTCGTGGCCCGGGGTCTTGCGCAGATCAGAGGCGATGCCACGGAGCTTGGTGATGGCTTTCTTGACGCGGCGATCGGAGGCGGCGGTTCCGCCTGCCATGAGTAACGATCCGAAGAAGCCCAAGACCTGCTGGCGCTTGGCATTGGCGTCGGCGTTGTTTTGCTGGACCGCCCCTGCCTCGATGCCGAGCCGCTGGATCTCCGCTTGCTGGTCCGCGGTGAGCATGGTCCAGGCCTGGTTGGCGTATTGCAGGCCGATGGCTGCCGCGGCCTTCTCCGCGTCGAGCCCTTGAGCCTCGGCATCCTGACGGGCCTTGTTCGCGTCCTGTCTCGCCTGCTCCCCGAGCCCCGCAAACGACCGGGTCTGCTCGTCGTTCATGCCCATCGTTTGCAGTTGCGCGCTCAGTTGCGATTTGGCCGTATCGACGTCCATCGAGCGCACGTTATTGGCGATGTCGCCGCGGATCTGGATCGCCTGCAAGTTCTGACCCCTCTGGGTCGCCGCCTCCTGCGCCCGAATCACCGCGCCCTGTCCTCGGGTCTCGGCCGCGGTGGCAGCGTTCTCCGCCTGCGCCCGTCGAAGGGCCAGGGCTACCGCTGCAGGCCCACCCCGAGCCGAGCGAGCGAGCGCGATGGCCGTGCGCTTGTCCCGGTCGGCTTGCATGCGGAGCTGGGCCTCTGCCGCGGAGGGGCCAGCGGGTTGCTTGACGAAGTCCACCGCCGCGCCGAGCGCACCAGCCTGCGCCGACTGTCCCGCACCCTGGACCTGCAGTTGTGGCGCCGTACGCTGTTGCGCCGCCTCTCCCTGCCCAGCGAGCGTCCTCGCAGCTTGCTGGCCCTGGGCTTGGATGTCCGTGCCCGTAGAAACGATGTTCTGCCCGGCCTGTTTGATGTCCTCGACCGTCTGTGCACCCTCGGCCTTGGTGGCCTGCACATCGGCACCGAGTTGGGTGGGAGCGCTGATGGTCTTGGGCACCGCATCGCGCGAAGCCATGGCGGCTTGCGCCTCGGGAGAGCCCGCGCCGAATTGCTTGACGGCCGCTTCGAAGGCCGCTTGCAAGGGTGGCCACTCGGGATTGAGGGTCTCGGTAGTTTGACCACCGCCGTATTTGGCTTGATTGTCCGTGCCGATGTACGCCATGTCGCTCGCTCCTCAGGTCATCTGTGTCGGGCCGCGCAGCGCAGCCTTGCCCATGGGGCGGGTGGTGAAGGCCCAGTAGTTGTACTCGACCCCCGCGGTGGCGGCTCCGGCCAAGGCCGTGACCTGGAAGTCCACCATCACGCTCTCGCACTTGTGCCGGTCGGTGGTCCACTTGAAGTCCACCGGATCGCCCACGGCAAAGCCCGTCACGCTGTAGCTCGTGAGGGTCTCCGTCGATCCGCCCGTGAAAGTCGCCCCGCCGTCGAAGCGCACGACGCAGGTGATGGTGCAGTTACCGCGGAACGTGCCGAAGAAGTGAAAGTCGAACGCGCTACCCTGTTGCGCCAGGCCCGACGGGTGGATCACCCCCGAGCGCCAGGCGTTGTTGATGAAGACAGCCGGAGGCTGAACCAGCTTCTGACGGTAGGCGACGCCGCTGCGCAAGAGGACCGAGCGCCCCTGGTACTGACACCCTGCCGCGATGGTCGCGCCGAAGGGGCCTTCGGTGAACCACTCTTCTTCGCGCGCATCATAGACGAGAACGATGCCGTCTGTTCCAGCGGCGTTGTTGCACGTGAAACGAACGCTCTCGGTCTCCTGGATGTAGTAGGCGCTCGTGATGTTGGGATAGAGAGACAGAACGGTCTTGACCGAGTTGCCGAAGCCCTGAGGGGTACTGCCCCCGCGGGGCAGCAAGTAGAGCATGTCGCTTTTGCCCTGAAACAACTGCCCCTTGCCGAACTCGACCAAGCTTTGCCAAGCTTGTCTGCCGCCGTAGATACCCACGTCCGAGGGCAAACGGTGAGGAGCTCCTAAGTCACCGTCACCGATGTCATCGAGACCAGGCCCGTCCATCTGGAAGATCTCGGTGGCGGTATGGATGATCCGCCGCTCATCGAGGCGCGAGACCGAGAGCACGTCGCCGCGCGCGTCACGCTGGAAGCCGATCTCATCTGACCAATTGATTTCCTCACCGATGAACTGCGGTCGACTCTCCTGCACCCGCGGCCCCTCGGGGCAGCCGCCGGACAGGATGCTGTCCGCGCTCGCGAACAGGGTCGAGCAGGGCTCCGGGGCATCGAACGGCAGAGGCCCGCTGAGCGCACCGCGCGCGCCTTGGGTGTAGAGGGTCTCCTGGGATTCCAGGGTGGTATCGCTCGCGATGAGCGAGAGTGTCTCCGGCTCTCCAAAGTTGGTGTTGTTCAGGACGGAGGCGGAACGGTGCAGGGTGAAATCCCCTCCGGTGGTGTCGAGCGTCTCATAGATGACCGTCCGGAGTGCGCTGCCGTAAGTGGCACCGGTGGCGTTCTGCCGAGAGCTATGGGGAGTCGACGCGCTAACGGTGAGGGCCGTGTCACTGCCGCCGAGCGTGACCTCGAACACCTCTCCAATGGTGCTCGAGATCTTCTTGCCCTTGGCGTCGAAAGTCTCCCACACCGGGACCAGTTGCTTGATCGCTCCGGGGGTCTTGAAGCCGCCGGTGGTGCCCGTGGCAGAGATGATCCGGGGGCGCTCGAGGAACACGCCTTCGGTGAGCTGGCGTCCGTCGAAGACCTGCACGACGCCACCCGCGAAGTATTCGAGGTCGCCAGCCTTGGTCGATTGCCGGCGTAGCGTGGACCCGGCGAGGAACTCCGAGACGACGGGATTCGGCTCGAAATCATCGTTGATGACATGGCGCAGCCAGTAGCTCTTGCCCGTGCTCGAGTCGGTCGCGATGTTGCACAGGGTATTGGTGTCATCGCGAAAGGAGCCCGTCCCATATCCCTGCGCAGGCCGATCGGTGTAGGCGGCCACCATCTCGGTCGCAGTGCTCTGGCTGATGCCCGCGGCACCGAGGAAGTTCGCGCCGTAGCAAAAGAACGGGCGCCCCAGGCCGTCGAGATTCACGTCATCGGTTGGCGCTACCCCGGCAAACAGTTCCGTGCCCGCGAGCTGCGCCGGCTTGCTGTTGAGCTTGCAGTCATACCAGCGGCGAGTGGCGCTCACGACGTGAGTTGCCGGCGCGAGCGAGAGCATGACGATGTTGTCTCGGGTGCTGGCCGCGATGTCTTCTCCAATCAGGATGCAGAGGTTCGTGCCGGTGCCCGCGACACACATGCCGGGCTGAAGGGCGGCGACGACGCCACTGGCCAGATCGGAGCTGGTATTTTCGAGCGTGCCGCCGGCGAGCTCGTAGGTGTGGAGGTCGACGTGGCTATCGGCGCTCAGCACCCGCAACAGATGCACGCGCGCTGCCTGCCCGAAGACGGCGAACCACCGTTGTGCGGTCAGGGCCGTCGCGATGGTCTGAGTCGCCGTCCCGCTCGAGTTGAACAGTCGCAGGGTGATTCCACTGGTAGCGCGGTCGACGGCGATCCAGAAGCCCGTGCCGGCCTCGGTGGCCTGCATGTCGATGTCAACGATGGTCGTGCCCGCTGCAAAGGCCGCAGTGAGAGCGACGAGGGCGGTATCGGTGGCGGGGTTGTACCGGTAGAGGTCGACGGTGGTGGCAGTGACATTGACGGCCGCGATGAAGAAGACTCCACCGACAGCCACGACCTCCGCACGGGACGCGGTGGTACCAAGGGCCAAGTTCTGCACCAGCACCGTGGTGTCCGTGAGCGGATCGAAGATGTGGACGCGGATCGATAGCGTGAGCGTCCCACCGCGGGTGACCAGGCAGACCAGGCCCGATGCTGCAGCGACCTGGGAGGGGAAGGGCTCGAAGCCGATCGCCGGCATGCGCCCCATGTTCCGGACCCCCGTGACAGGGGTTAGCCTCCGGTTCTCGTTCGGGTCGCTCGGTCGCCAAGCAAACGCCGGCTGATTGACGAACTCGTACAGATCGATCGGGATGCTGCCCGACGTGCGGCAACCGAGCCCCATGAGCCTGCCATTGAACTCGTGCAGGTCGAAGAGCTTGCAGCCGTTGCCGCTCGGAGTGGTCACGGCGAGGGCCTCGTAATCGAGGCGCATCCCGAGGGCCCCGTCCTTCAGCTTGACGAGGTTCTCGACGGCCCGTGGCTTGCCAGCTTCCAGCAAACGGTCGTCGGTCTCCTGGTGGTATCCCGCCCCGAAGCTGAAGTAGCGCGTGCTCGCAGCCATGCTGATAAGGCCAGCCTATCACAGGATAGCGCGACCGTGCGGCCGGCTGCTAGTATTGTCGGATGGTGCAACCGTGGCTTGCCCGTCGTACTCCAGGCCGTAGACCTCGCATCGAGGACCCCCAGTTCCGCTTGCGTGCCATTGGCTTGGCCAGCACGGGCATCAGTAGGAATGGCGCAGCGCAACGCCTCGGAGTCGAGCCTGACACGCTCGGTGAGTGGCTGTCCCGAGGGAAAGCCCTGCCCGATGTCGAGCCCTGGGGCAGCTTCGCTCAGGACTACTTACAGGCCGAGCGCGGTCTTGAGGAAGCGGCCACGAGCGCCGTTGCCCTGCGCGTTCAGGCCGTGCTCGAGCGACAGCGCATGCATCTCGAGTGGGCGGAGAAGCGCGGCCCCGAGCCTGAGCGCCCGGCAAAGCCAGCCAGGGGCGCCAGCGAGGAAGAACACGACGACTATGCGGAAGCCAGGGAGGAGTGGGAAGCGGCTCACCGGCGCTGGGACACACCGCCACCGGAGCCATCGTTGGCTGATTTCGAGTGGGTGATGCGCGTGATGACCTCGCGCTATCCGCGCGACCATGGCATCCACCCTCACCGATTGCCGGAGCCATTCCCCGACGGCTCGGCCTGGTTGGAGCGCCACCAGCTGACCCAAGAGCAACTGACCGAGATGTTCCGCAAGCCACCTGAACCGGTGCAGGAGGCGCTGGTGGCTGCGGCCGACGAGGTCTACGCCCTGCTCTGCGCGAGCGGCTGGAGCCCGGAGGGGAGGCAACCGGACGGCATGGTGAGCGTCCCCTCAGATGGTGACGGTCGTGGCGAGGATAGATCAGAGGGCGAAACCGGCCCAAGGGAATAGTTCAGGCAGCCCGTTCGATCGCCTCCCGGAGAGCTTCCTCGTACTCGACGTTCTCCCGCGCCTGCATCCACTGCAAGGTGCCTTCCTTCAGCGGCTCGGCCTTCGGACGGTGGTCTCCGAGGTGCGGTGTGATGGCATAGAGCAGGCTATCCCACACATCGTCACTACAGCGCGGGGAGTGGAGTGTCCGGGTCTCATCCCAGACGAGACTGACGGCCTCGTGTCGCAGGTCATTCGTGCCGGCGGTGTGCAGGAGCAGCGTATGGTTCTGCACCGCACCCTGAGCCAGCTGGATCCGCCGGAGCTTCGGGCCCTTGTCGGCTCCGACGACGGGGACCCCCCACTTGCGGTAGCTCTTCTCGATGATCTTGCCGGCGGAGGCAGAGTCGAGGAACACCGTGGCCTTCGGGTATCGCGTGCAGAGGCGCACGAGCTCCTTTGCCAAGGAATCGACGGTGATGTCCGGCAAGCGACGCGCCTCGGGGATCCAGATGAACGGCAGCGTGCTGTGCGAGCAAGCGACCGTGATGGCCGCGTGATCCAGGTCCTCGTCCTCGGGCCCGTTGGCGCCCAAGTCACACCCAATGGTCACGTAGTCGGGCTCGATGGGCAGTTCGGTGTAATTGTTGGCCGCGGTGAGCCGGTAGATGAGCGCCCGGAGATCGGTGATCCACTGGCCCAGGTACTCGCGCACGAAGCGCGCCGGGAGCAGGTGCCAGTGCTTCGGGTCGGCGATGATCTGCTCGAGGGAATCCACCCCCGGAGGCCAGGTCTCTCGCGCCGGAACGCCCTGCATGCGGGTGAGGGCACCGATGAAGTGTGCGAGTGCGGGGATGTGCGGATTGGTACGCGCATCCCACGCATAGACCGGGTAGTGCAGCGACTCTCCGGAGGAGAGCTTGTGCCAGTAGCCGTAAGGCACAGCCCCCGGAGTGCCCCCCGCGAACCAGCGCCCGTCGTAGTCCATCAACCGGGGCTCGACGCAATCGTGGATGTCGTACTCGAGCAAGGTCGGGTTGAGCGAATCGCACTCGTCCCAGCCTGCCAGGACCCAGGGCGTCCCGCGGCGCTTGTTGCACTCCGATCGGTCCCGGCACCCGCGGAGTAGCACGCGGTAACCGTTCGGCCAGACTAGGGAATTGTCCTTTTTGCGTTCGGTGATGCCGAGCCCGAACTGCTCGTTCAGCTTCCAGATGCCGGGCAAGAGGATGTCCCTCGAGCGCTCCACCGAGATCGTGATGAAGACCGAGCTACACCCGGGGTGCGCGGCGCTCGGACGGTGGAACTTGGCCGCCATGCCGTAGCTCTTGCCGGCGCCTCGACCCGCGCGCGCAATCACGCCCTGCTGCTGGTCCTCCGCGAAGGGCCGTTGACCCGCGGGAGACATGCTGGCGCAGATCTCGCGCCACTTGGGGGAACTGACCGAGCCCCAGCGCCCGGTGCCGAGACGCAGGAGTGCGCCGATGCGTGGATCGCTCACTGGTCAAGTACATCTAGCACCGTTTGACGTAAACCGGCCAGCGCGCTAGGTTGCCGATGACCCACCTTGGCCAAACCCAACCACGTCAACTGGGCCAATCGCGAGCCCGACAAGGCCGCGAAATGGATGGCTGGCAAGGTCGAGCACTGCGAGCAGCAGTCGACCTGGCGCCACTCGATGGCCGCACGAGGCGCCGCTGCGTACCAGGGCCTCTCCACCGGTGACCTCTTCCACGGGCTCTCCCCGTTCGACAGACCGAAGACCAAGCGGGCCAAGGCCGGCGGCTGGGGCACGAGACAGCGCTGGAACTACGCGCGGGCCATCAGCGAGACCTTCTGCGAGAAGCTGACAGGTCTCGACGAGCCCAAGACGCAGATGGTTGCAACCGATGCCGAGTGGGAGATTCGCCGTCAGGGCATCTGGGCAGACCGCTTCATCGAAGGCGGCATGCACGAGGCCCAGGGGCAGTTTCTCGACGGCTGGGATCTGGTCCGTCATGGCTTTTTGCTCGCTGCCGTCTCGACGGGCACCGTCGCTGCCCGCGTGGAGGAGGACTACGTTTCCAAGCGCGTGACCATGGCGCTCCGGTCCACGCTCTCGACCTTCATCGATCCGGGGGATGTCGCGGCGGGTCGACCGCTGACCTTCATCGATGTCACCTGGGAGAACCCCGAGTACCTGGTCTGTGACCCGCGCTTCAAGGCGCACAAGGACTGGATCATGGAGAGTGCCGTCGTTCCGCCCTTCCACCGGGGCGTGAGCGACAACGGGCCGTTCTTCGATACGCCCATGGTCAAGATGGTCTCGGCCTGGCGCATGCCGTTCGGAGGCGAGAAGGGCTTCAAAGGCAGGGACGCGCGCTTCGTCGGGGGCAAGGCGATCCATTGGGAGAAATGGGAGGACCCGACCCCGCCCTTGGCCTTCTTCGGCATGACCCGCTGCATCGGGGACTCCTTCTGGTGCGAGAACTTCATCGAGATCATGATGGGCGCGCTCGAGCAGGCCGACGACATCGCGGTCACGGCCGAGCGGGTGATGAAGCTGACTTCCCAACGCTGGCTGGTCATCGACAAGAAAGCGACCGACATCAACGACGTGCAGAACGCCAAGGACGTCAGCATCGTCAGCTATGACTCGACCCGCGGAGCCAAGCCCGAGGTGAAGGACATCGGCATCCTGCACGCCGACTATTTCAACTGGCTGGATCGCAACATCGACACCGCGATGAAGCTCGCCGGCATCCCCGACATGCACGTGTCTGCGCAATCACCTGCAGGGACAGACAGCGGGAGAGCCAAGCGCCTCGAGGCATCGCTCCTTCCCGAGCGTCACGCGAAGAAACAGCGCAACTGGCGGCACTGGTCGGCGGTCGATATCGCCAAGCTCTTCGTGCGCGCGGCCCGCCGCATCGGGGAGGTCGAGCCCAAGTGGCAAGTCACCTGGCCCGGTCAGGACTTCGACGCCAAGGTCGAGGTGGGGGTGCTCGACATCGACACGACCCAGTACGTCATGCGGCCCTATGCCGTGAGCGAGCAGAAAAATACCCCCGCCGACCGAGCCCAAGCCGCCCAAGAGATGCTCGACCGGGGGGAGATCACGACCGACCAATTCAATCTCATCGTTCAAGGCGCCTACGACGTGCCTCGGGAGAGCCGAGGCCCCGCGGTCATGCGGCGCTATGTGTCGATGGCCCTGGACGACATCCTGCACTGTGAAGAGAGCGTGATTGCGGACGAGAACGAGTACATGTCCTCGCGCTACATGCCGCCCTTGCCCTTCTGGTCGGGCCCCGCCATTGCTACGGCCACCGCCCAAGCTCAGGAGATCTACTCCCAGGCCATGATCGACAAGGTGCCGCAGAACCGCCGCAACATCATGCGTAGGTTCTTGGAAGAGCTCGACGCCATGACGCTCAAAGAGCAGCAGGCCGAGACCGTGGCGCAGAACACCAACATCAGCGTGGACGCAACGCTTGGGCAAGTCGCCCCTCAGCTTGCTCCCGATGCCGGCGCCGTGCCTGGCGCAGCCCCACCCCCACCC